GGCGAAAGACGAGCCTGAGCCGATCCAGAACTTCTTGTCCACATTTACGGTGCCAATAACAAATCCCACCGATTCGGCAACAAGCGGGTTATGCGCCGCGGCAAACAATCCCCAGTTCTGCCCGGTCACCGGCGACGGCCTCACAGAAGATTCGTTTTTGATGATCGTAAACGTCCCCCCGATGCTCGGCGCGCGTGCAATGAAAAATGGTCTGGTCAGATAATTACCCGAATCCACCACAGTATAGTAAAGAGCGTAAAACGCCCCATTCGGCGTCCTGAAAAATGCGTTGATCTTTGTGTATTGCGCTGATGTCAACCCTGCATTGACCGTGATCCATTGCGGGTTGGCGGTNTTGATATTTGCGGTGTAGAGAATCCCGTAACCCGTGCTGTGCAGTAGGCAGGGCAGGGCTGCCTCGGTGTCCTGCTCAGGCACACCGGGGATGATGATCGGGATATCGGGCAGTTCTGGAAGATCGGGAAGCGGCGGGATGGTCAGATCCACGTCGCCCGAGCCGGGGATATCTCCGTTCGCGGAGATCTGTTCGAAGGTCTCCGCTTCAGAATTCACTTCCACACTCAGCCAGCGTGAATCGTTGTCATAGCGCAGGACGACACGCCGCGGGATGAGATTGCCATCATAACCAACCCCGCGCGGCGTATCCGCTGCCACGATGGTGATGTCCAGGAACTGGCGCGGGCAGATATCGATCATGCGGTTGTTGCCTGCCAGCTTGAGCGGGATATCGGGGAANTCGTTATTCCTCCACCCCAGCAACAGCCCGGCCATCTGGTTTGACTCTGCCTGGCTTATTGCCAGCAGCCCATCGTTCAATTCCCATTCACCATGCTTGCGCGGGATATGTCCAGGCGACAGACTGTACAGCGTGGAAGAGATACCCGATGAATTCACAAACCGCGTCGTGATATTGACCTGCCCCGTTTCATGCACGGTCACACGCTCGAAGTCGCTCACGTCCATCCAATCGTCGGTCGTGACCGTCATCACGACAGGCCACGTGCGGCTGCCTGCCGGCACCATTTGCGGATCGACATCCGCGAACAATCTCCCGTATCGGTCGCAAAGCACATGCGCCATCAGGTTCAGCCCTGCGAACTCGACGAGCTGCGCCCACATGAAATTTGCGAGTGTGGCCAGCTTATCTGCATAGCGTGTGTAAGTCGTTGGATAAAAATCCATGACCGTTGTGGCGGTCGAGCGCCAGTGCAGTAAATGCCATAGGCCGCGGTCCACGCTCAGATTTTTGACCTGGTCCCAGGCAGCTGGAGATCCGTTCGTGAAATTCAACTGGCATGCGCTGGTCTTGATCCTGTTCAACCAATAATGCGGACCGTACACGGTGAAATGAACCTGCCCCGCAATTGGATCCCAGCGGATGGACTCACCTGCAACACGCCCCACTGCGATCACATTCTCGCGTCCATCTATGGGACCAATGGATTGCTCGGTATTCTCGTAATAATCCCTGGCGAAAAGCACTACCAGCGTCCGCTCACGGATCTCGCTTAAAGTGGCCTCTGCCTGCATTGTGACATCGAACATCCACCCGCCCGCATCCACACTGCCCTCACAGTTCGCAATTTGAAAGACCGTCGCCGGTGGATTGTCATCATCAAAGACAAATACATTCCGCACGCCCATGGTCGTCTTGCCGTTCGCGGCAGTGACCGTGCAATACACACGATAGATGCCGGCAGCGTTGTACGTGATGGTCGGTGTGGCTGTGCTCATGCCGCTCGATGCGCTCGAACCTGGTGCGACCCAGGCGTAGGCTGAGATGGTGGAATCGAATACCCAGGAATCGGATGCATTGAATTGCACGGAAACCGATGCGCCTGTCAGCCACGCCACCGCATGGGAACCCAGGACAGGCACAGGGTCGAATGATTCGTGCTGGTCCACATAGGGGATGTTGACATCCATCAGCAGGCCGCCATCCTCATCCACGTGGATGTGACGCGGGTGCAGATCGAAGTCATCCACGATCGTCAAATGACAAAGGGGGTTGTTAAGCCAATCAATCTCACTGGTTTCCCCGATATAAAATTTACTTCCATCAGGCGCAACACGGACTCGGAAAAAGCCCAAATCATACGCGCCTGCAATTGTGCCAACATAACCCAGCATGCCCGCCTTCACATTGCCTAAAGTGCCCGAGCCAGTGTTGTATGAAATCTCATACACCTGGTCATTCGACGAAGGCAACGATGCCAGGCGTGCCGTGTAGATCGTGTTCGGTACCAGCACAGCCATGTAGAGTTTGCTCCACTGCCCCTCTGAGCGTAAGAGTGCGAGTTCGGGCGCGGTGATTGCACGTGCCATAAAAATTCCTTAGTGTTCCTTCGTGTCCTTCGTGGTGAAAATCATCACGACCCCTCAGGGATTTCGATCAACTGACGGAACTGGACTGAAAAATTTTTTCGTTCCCCGTACCAGCGGTCTTGCGGTTCATTTGGCCAGATCATCACGCCCGAGAAAGTGGCGTAGGTGTCATCGTCGATCTTCGTGACGATAAAAATATCAGCCGATGCATTCGGGCAGAACGTTTTCAACTGGTTGTATTGCTCGATGGAAAGAATGGGAAAAGTCCAGACGGCAATCGGATTGCCGATGCCAAGTGTGCCTCCGCTCCCCAATGCCACGGTGCGTGCGTATGGCAAAAATGCAGATTTCGGTTCAGGCAGCGGTGTCGTGAGCTGCTCGATATTTGTCAAACCTACTTCGGTAGTGCCGATCGCAAAATCAGCCATTATCTGACGCCTCCAAGAGCAAAGTTCAAACGCTCGATAAGTTTTTCGGCATTCTCATCGAAAACACCCTGCACCTGTCGTGTGGTGAGTCCGCCTGCAAAGTTCTGGATGATCGTCTGCTGTTGAGAGCTGCTATTATTCGTGATCGGTTTGGCCAGCAAGTTGGCGAGCGCATTCGGGTCCATGCTGTTTCTCAATCCGAGCATATAACCCTGACCGGTGAACATGCCCAGCTCCATCGCTTCCCTCGATCGTGAGCTGATCCCCAAGGATTTCTTGATCTGTGCCAGCAATGACGCTGCGATCCTGGCCGCAGCCGCCAATAGGGTTGGAAGCCCGAACAGCATGCCATTTGCCAGACCGAACAAGATATATTTGCCCAGCTGTGACCAATCCGTTTTCGTGAACGCATTGACAATCCAATCGCGTGCTGAACTAAATATCGTTCGGAATCGATCAATAATCGAATATATATTTGCCAGGAATTCTTGAGCCGCTTCTTCAGGAAAACCGAATGCAGTTGCCAAATCCAGGAGCGCACCGCTGCCATCCTCATAGAGCTTGACGGCACCAGCTCTCAGTTCACCGACTCTTTCGATGATCAGCCAGATTTTTGCAAGTAAGTCCTGGATTGCTTTTTTAGGAAAACCGAAGGCAGTCGCTAGATTCAAGAGCGCACCACTGCCATCTTCATAGAGCTTGACGGCACCGTTTCTCAGTTCATGAACTCTTTCGATAATCAGCCAGACTTGTGCAAGCAGGTTCTGGATTGCTTCTTCAGGAAAACCGAATGCAGTTGCCAAATTGAGAAGTGCGCCACTGCCATCTTCATAGAGCTTGACGGCACCGTTCCTGAGTTCATGAACTCTTTCGATAATCAGCCAGACTTGTGCAAGCAGGTTCTGGATTGCTTCTTCAGGAAAACCGAATGCAGTTGCCAAATTGAGAAGCGCACCACTGCCATCTTCATAGAGCTTGATGGTACCATTTCTTATGTTATCAAAAGCAGCTCGCACTCCTTGCAACCTCTCAATAAAGCTACGAACAATATCCTGTATCCCCAGGAAGTTGTTTTTCCAGGCGAGATAAAGAAGATAGATCACAGCTATGATGGCCGCAATGATCAGGATAATCGGAGCAGCCGCAACCAACACTGAACCAATGGCCGGTAATAATGTTCCCGTAATGACAGCCCCCACCGTGCCAAGCGCCGCCCCAACTCCAGATAATGTAATCCCAAGTCCCCCCAGTGTGCCAGCCAATCCTGCAATGCCTGAGATAACTGTGACCACCGTCCCCAGGAACGAAAGCAGCGGTCCTGCAATCGCCACCAATCCCAGAAAACCGAGAAGGATCTTTTGCTGTGTTGGACTGAGATTGTTGAATGCTTCCAGCATCTTATTCAATGCCGAAGCAACTTTGAGTGCAATAGGTAACAGGTTCTGACCAAGCATGACAAGCGCATCGCTCCATTCAGCCTTCAAGCTACGCCCCTGATTTGCGAGACCACCAGCCGTTTCTGCAAAATCGTTGAGCCCAGGATTTAATTCCTCATTCAACGCTATCGCGTTGAGGATGATGGCCCGCTGGTTGGCCGTCAGCGTTTTTGTATTTGCATCAACCAGACCATTGGCAATGCCATAGGTCTTCAAATAAGAATCGGTGATGAACGGGAAATATCTTTGGATCGGTTCGTACTGGCCCCGGATCGCCGATTGCCAGGCTAAAGCAACCTCTTCCACCTGCCCATTATGGAACGATGCTAGATCTGCGAAATGCTTGACAGCCTGCTCAGAGAGTGCGGTGGTTTCCTCGATCCCCATACCTCCAGCTTTAAGTGCCGCACCTATGGACGAAGCAAAGTCCAGATATTGGGTCTTGCTGATGCCCATCGCCTTTGCTGATTTGTTTGCATTGGCTACGACACTATCTGCCATCTCTCCGAAGACAACGACCGCCTTATTTTTCGTCTCTTCGAAGTCGCTGGCGGCTTTGATCGAAGCTGCACCCATTGCCACAATAGGCAACGTGAGACCCAGGGTCATCATATTGCCCACGTTCTTCATAGCGCCGCCCACCTGCTGGCCAATATTGGCAATGCTAAGTAAACCCTCCTTGCCTTTTTTGACACCGCTCAGCAGGCCCGCAACATCGAGAGCGATTTTTCCGTATGCACTACCTAATTGGATCGCCATTACCTGCTCCAAACAAAACAGACATCCTGCATGGACGCAAAACCATACAGGATGTCTGTCTTATTGAATAAGATTTGATTTACTGTTTCAGCAACGAGCCTCCACCCAGCGCAAAGATATCGTAACTGAGCGATCCAAGCGATTCTGTGGCTCCCTGGTTTTCGATCCATGTGACCTTGCCCCGCTCCTGCATCGATCTCCATGAGAGCAGTAAGACCAGATCGTCCAGCAGGCTGATTGCTTCGGGTCTTGCTTTCGCCTTTTCCAGATATGCCCTCAGTGTCTCGTAGGCACTGTCCGTCATCACTCTGACGAATTCGGGCGCGAACAATGGACGTTCGTCCGCCGGTGGCGATACCACCATCACTTTCCTTGCATCTTGCTTTAACATGTTGTCCGGGTCCTTTCGTAACGCGAAATCCTGCCACAGAAACCGACATCGTCGGGACCCGGACAGGTCTGGCGGCGACACGTATCTCTGTGGCAGGAATCTGCCTGTGAATTGATATGTTGTTAGGGAAAGCGATGTCAATTAAATAACACACGCCGCCTTCACAGGGGACCTGTCCGGGTCTGTAAAGTGTATTATACAACAATGCTTTGGTCATTGCAATCACCAAATTCCATTTGCAGGTATTTGTAACCGTTTTGTAATGCGGCCTTTTGCGCTCCGGTAACGCCCGTTCCCGTTCCCGGAAGGGGATTGGGGCAAGCTAAAACCGGTAAACGCGTCCTTGCCTTCGTTCATGTTCTTCTCGACGCGCCTGCCTACCATCAACGTGATTTCATCGAATTGCCACGCTCCCCAATCTGTCTCCAGATGGAAGATCTCACTTGGCCTGCACCCATAGGCTTCCGCCTGGTTATGAACCCTCACTAAATTTCTCGGGTTTGTCGCGAAAGGGGCGCAGGGATTGCGCCTCACGGTTCATGAAGTTGAAGATAAACATCTTGTCTTCGAACGTCAGCTCACTGTAGAGAATGTGCTGATCGTCGGACTTTTCTCCGATCGCTGGCTCCACCAGGCTGGCCTTGATCAGCTCGAACAGCAGTGTGTTGAAGTCCGTCTTATGCTCGGCCATCAGCTTCGCACCGGCTTGTTCCTCGCTCAGCTGCTGGAAAGCATCTTGGGTGATGACATCAATGAGCGTGTTGGGAATGCTGCCTTCGATGACGATGCTCGCAAGGTCCACATCCCGGATGACCACCGCTAGTCCGCTCGGAAGCGTTTCCTCATGCAGCCGCTGTTCCCGCCATCTCTTTAGATTTTGAGCACGGGCCTGTTGTGCTTGCATCATGTGATNAGTTCCATTTTTCTTGGTCATGGCTCACCTACGAAGTGGGCAGTGTGTCAGCGGTCTCGTTCTGCACCCAGTCATAGATGCCGTTCGTGCCGTCGTCAATGCCGATGCCTTTGATTGTGGCCGTCTGCAATTCGCCATAAGCCAGCGGCGCGTCGAGACCCTCGGTCACCTTGGCTTTGTAGATGATGCAATGCACATCATCATCGCCCTCACCCAGGCTCTTGCCATAGATCTTGAAGTAAGGCAGGCGCACGCCGCCATCATGGCTCAAAGTCTTGACCTGGTTGGGTGTGGAGCCTGTTGTGCCGGTCGTTGTGCCATACATCACGGCCAGCGCTTCGAGCGGCAAACCGGTGGCTTCCAGTTCCCATTCCACCGCGTCACGCACAGCGACCACGACCGAGAGCATGTCATCGCCGGGACCTTCCGCCGATTTCACGCGCTCCTTGAACGTCAGCTTGGTGGATGCGGGAAGATCCGCCTGAGTGGTTCCATCGATTGACGTAAGTTTCACGTCGCTCAAGCCAAACGGTTTCGGGTTATCATTTAGTGCCATTGTAAATCTCCTTTTTCAAATGTCGTTGCGAGCGTAGCGAAGCAATCTCCGCGAGACTACCGCATCCGCTTCGCTACAAATCTCAGCATGCCGAG